ACCAAAATCAGCATCCCCCAAAACCTCTCCTTTATTAGTGAAGAGGATAGTTTCAATCTGTGTAATCAACTGATCAATTTCATTTTTTGAATGAACTTCAGTTGGATTATGATTGGGGTCGCCGATGGTCTTAATATACAGTTCCATATTCTATTTATTATAATTAGCCGTGGAACATCCAGTCAACTCCTTCGTCGCCTTTGATTTCCTCTTTAATTTCTGCTAATTCTTCGTCTCCCATTGATTTGATCGCATCATAATCAAAGTCAACATTTCCAGGAAGTGCAAACTTAAAGATTCCAAGTTTAGCTCCTAGAGACTGTTTGATTCTTGCTGAACAATATCTAAAGAAAATTTCATCATTGTATAATGCACAGTCTTCGATGGTTTCATATACATTAATAATTACATCACCCTTTGGAGTGTCTCCTAAAAACTTAAGCTCTCCAGTTAGTTGAGAATATGAGAATGTAATTGGGTTCTCTAAGATTTGTCTCGAAAGATCAAATAGAGACCTGTTAACCACGTAGTACTGTAGGTTTTCTGCAAAATCTGCTGAACCAGAACCAGAATAAGCCCCTTTAAACATCATTCTTTCCATTCCAAAATCCCCTAGTGATGTAAATCTGATGTCTAGTCCAGATCCACCTCCATTCCAGCCACTAGAAAGATCCCAAAGTCCAAAAACTGAGAATACTTGACCTGCACCAGTACTTGACTTATCCGGTAAATAAACCGATCTATTTTTTCTAAAGTATTCAGTTTCAAAAACATTGTGTGGAATATGGAAGAAGTTTTCTCTTACCGAATATTCATAGTTTTTGTAGAACCATTTTCTAGCTCTTTTAATAATGTTCATGATTTCTCTAGTTGGAAGATTTACTGGAACCATACAAGCTCCAGTGATATCATCTGCTAATTCATCTAAGAATGCATTTTCACAGTCTCCAAAATCTCTAGGAGTATTTAATCCACTAGTACCACTTCTAATTTCGCTCATTTTACGAATTTATTTTTTTACTGACGACAACTTCTGTTTCGTCAAATCTTGTATTATCATCAATGAATCCTTCTCTGAAGATTCCACCTATCATTTTGCCTTTAAAAACTCCATCTCTGCCAAACACATAACAGTTTTTAGCAGTACAGCTTGCATGTACATAAGAAGATTCTATTTTAGAATCCAATGCTTCAGTACCATTGTATAGATTACACCCTTTAAGTACTGATCTTGTAACCTCACAGTTATGTAAATTTGAGTTAAAAACGTTTCCATTTATATGACAATCAATTAAATCTACTCCGTCAATTTCATAACATACTGGAAACTTTCCATCTTTAACCTGTACTCGACCAATATCAGAGTCATAATTAATGATACCCTCTACCATACCGCCTTGCGAAATTAAAGAAACTATTTTGTTTTTAATTCGATCCCATTGTAATCTAATCACAGCATCTACTTCTTGTAGATCGGACATTACCTCAATACTTGGATAGTGTTTCTTTAAGTTTGTATAATCGCTGAGTATTTCTCTAAATGGCAGATTTTTGTTAAGAATCTTTTTTAGTTCAATTTTATTAGTTTCAGTAAACTCTGGTTCTGAACATGACTTCCACATTTGAACAATAAATCGGTCAACAAGATACAAAATACTATCCTGCTTATTTTCATAATCCTTTCCACCAATATATCTAAATTCCAAGTAATTTTTAATTTTCTTATCGAAATTTACACCGTAGTACTTAGTATTTGGGAAGTTAAAGTTCATTTGAGAAATTAATGAACTATCAAAATAAAACGATTCATTCTTTGGCATTACCCATTTAATCGACTTAGCATAAATTGAATCTTTTCTATTTGGGAAAAGCTTATACACTTGATCTTCGTTAAATTCAAGAATAAACTTAAGAGTGTTCATTTTTGAGACAATATTCTTATCATCTAAGAAGTCTTTCTGAAATGAAAGGTTTAGGTGAATTGAAGATCTTTCAGTCGTATAACCATTTTCTCTAATCCATCCAAGCATCTTAATAATCATGATCCTTGCATTTCTGTATGGAACTGCACCAGTAACAAGCTCAATTAGGCCTTTACCGCCGCTCATATCTGGTTCCATTTTAAATATCTTATCATCTGGCTGGAAGTCAGAATGGGCCTTCGTTTCTATACGAATATCACGACCTAGAAGAACTTTGAGCATATCTCTCGTTTCTTCTAGGCCGTGATTAGAATAAAATTCAAACTCAACACCTATCTGTGAGGCGTTCAAGATTGATAATTTATCAGAATTTCTATTTAATGTCTGCATCGACTGATTATGATATTATACACTTATTAAGTATATATCACATTCAGAGATGTGTTAAATTATTCTGGTAATTTAAGGAAGATCTTTTGAGCTGCCTTATCGATTCTATTAATCTGTACGGTAATTTTATCACCTGGATTATATAGATCCATAATTCCATCTTCAAGTTCACTAACATGTAATAAACCAACTAAACCTTCTTCAACACTAATGAATAGACCATAGTCCTTTTTAGTTTTTACAGTTGCTTCAACATTACATGGGACTTTGAACTTTTTATCAACATCTGACCATGGGTTTTCAATTGATTCAGCTTTTTGGCTTAACGTGATCTTCGTGTTACTAACGATGTCTTTAATCCAGAAACTAATTGAATCTCCAGGTTTGATTTCTCTCGCCTTAAATTTCTTCATTGTTTCTTCATCTAAATCGTTAACGTGAATCATACCAGTTAGACAAGTATTAAATTCAACAAAGACTCCATATTTAGCAGTACCTGTTACTTCACCAGTATGCTTGTCTTCGATTGCAGCTTTAAGATTCTGAATCTCAGTTGGAATCATTGCTTGTAAATACTTACGGTGAGAAACTACGATTGTACCTCTTTCTGGTGAGAATGATACTGGAACAACATACATTTCTTGACCGATAATCGATTCAAAGTCGTGTAGTTTATTAATTCCAGCTAATGAACCTGGCATAAAACACTCTACACCTTGAATAGTTACAATGTAACCACCATTCTCAATCATGTGACTAACTCTACCAACCCATGCAGTATCGGCAGTATCAACTCCTGCTTGAAGGTCTCTAAAGACTCTTTGCTTCATACCACCTGAAACAGATCCAGTAACATGTGAGTTGTTACTCATTGTATCATATCCGTCACTTGTGATTAGCACAGAAACCTCATCACCTGGTTTGTAATCTTCGATAACATGTTGAGGTTCTTTTGACAACTGAACATATACCATTTCGCGGTAATCAACGTCGACCGTCATCCATTCAGAAGACACAGCATATACCTTACCATCTACAATTTCACCAGCACTTACGTTGGTTCTCATATTTTGAACACTATTATGTCCAATATATAAGTCATATAACTTTTGAGCATAAGGTTCTCTACAATAGATCTTATCCTTTAAGTTATTGGTTTTAATGTGTTGGTTGTGTTTGCGAGTATGTGTAATACAAGTTGCTTCGTATCCAATCCAGTCAAATGTTCCGTCTTCATTTAACCAAGATTCTTCTTCTACTCTTTCTTCTTTTGAATCAGCGACTGCTGTTTCAGTTACTTTTGCTTCTTCAGCCACTGGCTTAGTTAAGCGTTTTCTTTTGTTTTCTGACATTTATGTTTAAATTAAAAAGTGAGACAATGTATATATTCGTTAAATATTCTTATTTTCCAGGTACCACTTATTGTACTCTTTAATTACATTGATTTGTATAAGAGTCTCATCGGGAGTCACGGCTTGTTTTGCAAGGTCGTCTAAACTTGTCATATCGTCTAATGAAAGCGCGAAAGAGACTCCTAATTCATCTGCAAATTCTAAAGCAGAATCCTCGGTATAAATAGTACCTCTAATATTGAATTCAAATGGTTCTGGACTATTTGCTTCTTCCTCTTTTGCATCTGCTTTCTTTTCAGCATCGTCCATTTTTTGAGCCGATTTTAAAAGTGGTTGAGCAATATTACCAAGCTGCTTAATTGGGCCACTATTAGAAAGACCAAGTTGTCCAGCAAGTTTTAATACAGTAGCAACAGTTACCAAAAAGTCATTAATAACCTCTTTAATTTGACCGGTATTTACTTTTAGGTCCAGTGCCATTTTTGCAAAGTTAGGAACTCCAATGCCTATCGTACCTGGAAGAACTGAACTTGCAATCGCTTGAGTTGCTGTAATCGGAAGTTTAACTGCCGTTTCTTTTGCCTTTCCAAGTGCTGCTTTTAGGTCTTTATACATTCCTTCAAGCGCCTCTTTTCCAGCACCATTCATATAGTAATCTTTTAAACTATCAACTTCAGCCTTGAAGTCAGCATCTGCAATTTGAGGATTTTGTCTTTTAATTTCATCCATTCCAACTTTAGTTGCAATAAAAATACCAACAACATCTTCATATGAAGGTAAACCGCTTCCGCCTTTATTTAAAAAAGAATCGAGTGCTGTGCTTAAATTAGATCCTGACGGAAATGGACTTGGCGGTGAAGCAGTTGCAGTAGGGCCTGGATTTCCACCAGTACCTGCTGGTGTTCCAGTACCTGCCGGCGTTCCAGTTCCTGCTGGAGTTCCTGGCGTTCCGGAAGGGGATGGAGTTCCTCCACCTCCACCAGAAGAAGGACCTGCAGGGGCTCCGGTTGGAGCTCCGCTATTCCCATCGTTAAGTGTACCTACCCCTAGGTTATCTCCTGCTTTCTGATCTGCCATTTTTAAGGTGTTGATTTCTGTTTAATTTTACCCTCTCCTGAATTTTGACCAAGTTGACTCTTTAGTGCTTTACCCTGTATTGAAACAGGAGGCAGTGGTGGACTTGTTGGTCCCATTGGAGCAGTGTGAGTATGTGTTGTAATAAAGTCAAGCATCTTTTGTAGAAGCTTTGATAGTGTTTCTCCACGAACTGCTGGTTCAGAATCATCTGTCCCGCTTTCAGCAATAAAGATATTGTCTGAGTTAATAAAGATCTCTCCTTCTGGACTAAATCTTAACATTGGAGCCTCTGTATTTGATTCTCCAGAAGTTACGACTAATCCGTCTTCAGGTGAGTGGTATATTCTTAAGTTTCTTTCGTCGTCGTAAACAAGTGAAATTACATTTTGAGGAGTTTCAGAATTCTCAAGTACCTCACTCTTAAGGGCACTATTCTGATCCACCTGGAACCAATACTCTGGGTGGTATATGTTACCATTATCGAAACGAACGGCTACAATGTCGCCAACCCTAGGAACTGAGTGAGCACCTACTTGATCGCGATTCATTGGAGTTGCCCATGGAATAGCCTCATCCGGTAAAAGGTCGAATTTACCAAACACCTTTACCCTACATCTTCCATTTAGAAGAGGATCTTCGTTATTAACAACCTCACCAATCCAGTGAGAGTCTCTAACGTTATCACGATATAACTCTCTTATGGTCTCCATTATTTATGTACGTTTTGGTTGATTGGACCTTCGTTATCTGTTACGTTTGAATTCGTATATACGTTTTCTGGAGTTAAGCCTTCAGAATCTTGAGCAACATTACCATAAACGTTACCTTTCGGTGATTCATTCTTTTGAGGAACTTTATCATGTACCTCTCCAAGATTACCACCTCCATTATCTCCAGAACTCGTAGTATTAACCCCATTTAGGATGTTTGCAATACCATTTACTGATCCTGCATTAAATGCATCTTGAATAGTTGATGCTAAATTTATACCATGAACGTTTCCAAGAAGAGCTCTTGCTTGTAGGCTTTCAGATACTCGATCAATAGCACCACTTGCTATTCGGTCTAGCTTTTCTTTAGCGATATCTCCAAGCATTTCTCCTAAGGTTCTATCGGCATTTGGTAAAGAGTTGTTACCATATTCCGCGTTATATGCAACGTCTTCATAAAAGATTTTAATAGTCGGTGCAGCAACCTCAGAAGGGCTTCTTGAAAGGTCAGCAAATATATTACTCGTCGAATCAATATCCCATGTACAGTATTTTAATTCAATTTGAAAGAATGGTTTTGCACTCTTAACACTATTATCGTTACTAACTGTATTATTACCTCCAGCCTCTTGAAGAGCACTAAATGCTTTTGATGCAGAAGATCTAGAGAAATCT